CATCAAAATGGCTTCATCTTCGTGCGAAATGATGTACAGGCTCCATGGGGTTTGGAGGAACAAGCAGTCCGAGCAGTCAAAACGCTTGGCCTTGACTTCGGGGCGGTTGACCTTATCTACAACGAGATCAGAGACACTGTTTACGTCCTAGAGGTTAACTGTGCGCCAGGATTGGAAGGGAGTACGATTGATGACTATGCGCAAGGATTTAAAAACTTTCTCAGAGACCGTACACAAAGCCATTAAGAAACATGGAGGACTTTCTGACTGGGATGATGATGCGATTGCCTATGAGGTTGAAGCCATCGTTCGCGCAGTTAAGAGAGCTGGCTTTGTTATAACGAAAGGTGAGCGACCCGAACCCAAGGAGTGGCGGTGATGGAGAGCACCTGCCCCGTTTGTGAACGGGAAATGGAATTTAGTGGTCAAATAGGACATTATTGTGTATATGAAGACTGTCCTGTTCTAGATGATGCACTCCTTTGGTACAAAAACAACAAAGGTGAATGGAAATGTCAAGAGTGGGTTAGTGTAAAAACAGAACAAGGTTATTTTTTGAGACTTTCAGAAAAAGAATACGACTAAGCGCTATAACCCGGCGGGGAGGTACGTTGCCCCGCCCAATAAGACTCGGAAAACCGAGCATTGAAGGAATTACTTATCCGATGTCACATTTGCGATCATCTGCTCTCGCAGCCACGCTTTAACCGAGACTTAAAGCAGTGGGAACCATGCGACACTTGCATGGAAGTTATCCAAGATTGTCTAAATGACTTGAAGGATAACGCGGTCTTCGTCGAGGAAGACGAACGTACCGCCATTACAGAAGCAGGAATTCCCATACAAGAAGATTTTACTTGACAACCATGTTTTAACGTGGTATAATGCACTATAGAAGGACAGAGTTCCTTTTGTATTTTTCTTTTCTTTTAGCCGGGAAACCGGGGTTTTCTTATTCTTTTTGAATAAACCCATTAAATGTGGGGGTAGGGGGCGAGCATCTAGCGAGCCCCTATTACATTAATTGATAAAATAATAAGATTGGATAAATCCAACAATGACTAAATCAATCAGCGAATACGTGCGTCTCCAAGAAGAGTTGGAACATTTCCGAGAAGTTGCCAAATCTCCTAACTACAGCAAGGGGACTCGGGAGTACGCGTTAGCAGAGGCTCGTAAACTAGAAAGCCAACTCGGAATTGAAAGCGAGCCTTATAATTGAGAGTTCTCGTTGCTTGTGAATTCTCAGGAGTAGTTCGAGAAGCCTTCAGACGAAGGGGCCACGAAGCTTGGTCCTGTGATATCCTTTCGTCCGATAGTCCTTTCCACATCAATGATGATGTATTAAATCATCTAGATGAGGGTTGGGATTTAATGATTGCCCACCCGCCTTGTACGGACCTCGCGGTTTCGGGGGCACGTTGGTTTAAGGAAAAGCTTGAGAAAGACCCTGAGTGTCAAGACAGAGCCTTGGCCTTTGTCCAAGCATTAATGAATGCAGACATTCCGAAGATTTGTGTTGAGAACCCAATCTCGATAATTTCTTCTAGAATTAGAAAGCCAGATCAGATTATCCAACCTTGGATGTTTGGGCATGGAGAAACTAAAGCAACGTGCTTGTGGCTCAAAAATCTCCCGCCTCTTGAACCGACAGAGATTGTTGAGGGACGGTATCCCAGAATTCACAGGACTTCACCAGGACCGAGCAGAGGATTAGAGAGATCAATAACGTACGAAGGAATAGCGAGAGCAATGGTGGAACAGTGGGGATAGTCCAACACGGACCCTGCCCCTCTTGTACGAGTTCAGATGGGTACTCCGTCGATCCTAAAACTGGATGGGGTCACTGCTTCGTTTGTGAAAAGAATGTTCCACCGGAGGGTCAAGTCGTAAAAGAAGAATTCAAATCAACAGAACGAGGAGTTCGTACAGAGAAGATTACTCCTAGAACAACTGTTTATCACGCAGCAACCAACCGAAGCATCAGCAGTCAGGCCGTAGCAAAGTACGGAATTGACATTGTACAGAACGATGAAGTTCTAGAGGCTCGGTATCCTTACTTCATCAACGGCCAGCACGTAGCCAACAAGGTCCGAACAAAGGACAAGAAGTTCTTCTATGAGGGAGAACGAGAGAACGTACGAAAGGTTGAACTGTTTGGACAACACCTCTTCCCGCCCGGAAGCGCCAAAGCAATCACTCTTGTCGAGGGCGAGTACGATGCTCCGGCGGCTTGGTTGTTGCTTGGGAGTCGCTATCCCGTTGTGTCTGTTACTGGCGGGGGCACTTGCCTTCGAGATTGCAAGAATAACTTTGAGTATCTGGATAGCTTTGACAATATTTATCTCTGTCTTGACAATGACGAGGTAGGTCAGAAACTCTCCAAGCAAGTTGCCGATCTGTTCAAACCAGGCAAGGTCCACATCATTAACCTAAGCGAAGGCAAGGACCCAAACGATTACCTCAAGGCCGGTAAGTACAAAGAGTTCGTCAAAGAGTGGTGGGCAGCCCCCGCGTACATGCCAGACGGACTTAAACTCGGAACGGAGATATGGGATGAAATCATCAATCGTCCCAAACACTTCCAAGTTGATTATCCGTTTGTTGGCCTCAACAAGCTTACCTACGGACTCCGCCTTTCTGAAATGGTGGTCGTTACAGCAGAAACGGGTATTGGCAAAACGTCGATTTTGAAGGAGATCGAGTACAGTCTTCTTACAAATAAAGAGCTAATTGAGAAAGGATACGGCGTTGGTTTCCTCCACTTGGAAGAGCCTAATTATGACACCGCTCTTGGGCTTATGTCTATCCATAACAACAAGCCTTATCATCTTCCTGACACAGAGCGTACCACTGAGGAGCTTAAACGAGCTTATGATGCTTGTATCAACTCTAACCGTGTCGTCATTTGGGATCACTTTGGCAGTAACTCTGTGGACGCTGTGCTTGACAAAATCCGTCACATGCATGCGCTGGGCTGCAAATACATCGTTCTTGACCATCTCAGTATCGTGGTTAGTGACCAGTCAGGCGATGAACGTAAGCAACTAGACGAGATTAGTACGAAGGCTAAGACCCTTTGTATGCAATTGAACATCGCGTTGATTGTAGTCATTCACCAGAACCGCCAAGGACAGATTCGTGGTACGGCTGGTGTGGAACAGTTGGCGAATATCGTAATCAAACTCTACCGGGATAACACAGACACGAATGAGTGGCGGAGAAACGTTACTAAAGTTGTCGTAGAGAAGAACCGCTTTTGTGGTAGGACGGGGCCAGCTTGTTATCTCTTCTACAACGGAATTACAGGAAGGCTAGAAGAACTCACTAGGGAAGAAGAGGAGATGTATGAAAATGGAGAAAGCCTATCCGACGATAAGCTGTCTTTCTGACGAAGACATTGACAAGTTGATTGCCGACCACTGGCGAGAGATTAAAGGATTAATCCAAGAACTAAAGAGGCGGAAAAAGATTGTATCTGACACCAACACAACTCCACTGGGCTTTGGACATCGAGACGGACGGACTCCGTGATGACCTTACCCAAATCTTTGTTGTGTGTGTTGAGAACATTCTAACAGATGAGAAAAGAACATTCACAGATAAGGAAGCCTTCAATGAGTGGCAGAAACCAGAATACCGATTCGTTGGTCACAATCTGGTGGCTTTTGATATTCCTATTCTCAACTCTCTTTGGGGCACTCGCATCGGCATCTCACGTCTCGTCGATACCTTTGTTCTTAGTATGTTGTACAGCCCTAGTCTCGCTGGGGGGCATAGTTTGGAGTCTTGGGGAGAAAGACTAAGGTTTCCGAAGTTACCTTTCAAGGACTTCACCCATTACTCAGAAGAAATGAAGGTGTATTGTGAAAACGATACAGCACTTACCAAACGGTTATTCAATCGTCTCACTAAACGGATGCGAGATGTTGGTTTCTCCGAACGAGGGGCCATGCTGGAAACTTATTCGTGGCATATCATACAGAATAAACAGCGGAGAAACGGCTTTCCATTTGACGCCCAACGAGCGCACGAACTTCTTGTGGAACTACGAAAGCGGGAAGAGGAATTAAAGAATGAAATCTACAGGCAATGGCCTCCTTCCTTCGAATGCGTCAATAGTTTTGCCAAGGCATTTAAAAAAGATGGAACATATTCTGCAAACTATGAACGGCATCTACAACAATATCCAGAGTTGCGGCTACGAGACGACGGAGGATACGACGCATTTGATTGGGTTGAGTTCAACCTTGGCAGCCCAAAGCAACGAACTGAAAAACTTCTTGAACTCGGTTGGCAACCAACTCAGTACACAAAAGTAACAGCCAAGGGTGGTGGTGGAAACCCGAAGGTTGATGAAGACTCTCTTAACAAGTTTGCGGAAACTTCAGGAAACGAAGCCGGAAAACTTCTAGCTAAGTGGGTTGTAGTTAACTCTCGTGCCAACATGGTCAACACTTGGCTTAATGCCTACAACGAAAAGACAGGAGCCATTCATGGCAATCTCTGGTTGGCTAGTACACACCGTTACCGTCACGATAACCCTAACAGCGCTAATATTCCTGCTGTACGCTTGGACAAGAATAAATCAATTCTGTTTGGAGAAGCTGGAAGTTGGACGTATGAAACCCGTGACCTATGGACTTGTGGTGAACCTCGGCTTTATTCTCTGGTTGGCATTGATGCTAAAGGGATTCAGTTACGTGTTCTGGCAAACTACCTAAATGACGAGGAATTTACAAATGCAATCCTCAGTGAAGACCCCCACGAAGCAAACAGAGAACGACTCAGGCTCTCTTCTCGGGCTCTTGCAAAGACAGTTGTATATGCTACCCTTATGGGAGCAGGAGATGGTCGAATCGCTAGTGAAGCAGATGTGTCGCTTAAGGAGGCTCGATCTGCTAAACAGAAATTCTTCACCCAAGTTCCAGGCCTGCCGAAGCTTATTGGAAGATTGCAAAAAGAACTTTCTCGCACTGGAAGAATTACTCTCTGCGATGGAAGCCGAGTCCTAGTTCCTTCTGACCACATGGTAATCCCTTATCTCCTTCAGGGAGATGAGTCGAAGATTATGAAACAAGCGGGAATTTACTTAGATGAAGAAATCAGACGTAACCGTATCAATGCAAGAAAGGTCGGCGACATTCACGACGAGTGGCAATTTGTTGTCGCTAATGAAGACGTTGGAAGATTTGTCGAATACGCTTTATCAGTATTTCCAAGGTCCGGATTGGAATTCAACTATGGAGTTCCAATTGAAGGTTCAGCGAAAGTAGGAAAGACATGGGCGGAAACGCACTAATTCTCCTGGCTGGTGCCGGGGCAGTCTTCGCCTTGCTCTAAACATAATATAGGAAGACTTTGGAAAGTTTACGTCAGAAAATACTTGACAAATACGTTAAATCCTGATATAATACTCTTATAGAACACAGAAAGAAAGGTTTTAGAAATTAGTAAAGAAAGTGAAATTGTAGTAATCCGTGGAACTGCCCATTG